GGCATTATCTCCTTCCACTCTCTTGTATATCTAACCTAAATGTTCCCAACTTCCAAGTCTCATCGACAGCAGTATTTTCAACTTTCAATGCCACCGATCGAGCTCGAGCTCGGGTATCTTGTTTCGTAGTACTTGAGGTAATATCAAAAGGACCTAAGGTTGAACTCACTTGAGAGGCATTAGGATAGTCTCTTAAATATAAAGTCACTCGGGTTGTGCCTGTTTGTGTTAAAAAATCAGGAATAAATCTCCGGATCGACATGAAGTATTCTCCATCTCCTCTAAAGGTTATACCTTGTTTTTTATCTTGAGTAATATCAAAATCTCCGGATTCAATATTAGCCGTGATGGCAGTTGTCACTCCTCGTAAGATCTGATTGTTTCCCGTTTCCTGTTCATAATAGGTACTGATGCCATCGGTGTTTCCGACCACGTCAAAGGAAGTATCCGTTCCTTCATCATAATACGTTGCATGAGGTTTACCAAAGACAGCTGAGTCGGCCCAGGCCGTTCGATTTAAACTTCCCGTGGTCCAGATGCCTCGTTGAGCCGAGGAATCAATATAGTTATAAGAGACCATGGCATCCACTACATCAGAACCAGCGGTACAATAAAACCATATCACTTCTCCAAAAAGATTATTCAAACCTGCATTAACTAATTGATTGGAGTTCGTATTAATATCATCATAAACAAAGTCTTCGACTAAACAGTCCATGGATTCGAGTTGACCGGTGTATCTAAAGAAACCATTTTCGGACATCCAGTAACCGGCTCCATCCACTTCCACACAGGCGTTCTTGCCAATGAGTCCACAGTTGGTTCCTACTTGTTCGTAAGCAAAGGTAAAGGGAGATCCTACAAAACGCATGGTAAACATGGCGGTGTCGGTCCAGATATAAATCGCATCCCGACCTCTTAACGCTCCCATAATTTTAGAGCCATCCGCGAGTCTTTGTGAACCTGCGGTATTGACTGCGGTAGGAGTATAATCGGTTAAGGATTCCTGAGAAGAGAATCGTATAAACATATCATCTTGAGTAGTGGTATCTCCAATTGTAGTTTCCGTTCCGAAGAACACTAAGTGCCGATCGGGAGTTGAAACTAACATGTCTCTTGAAGCTGTTGGCGCTCCTGAAATAACGGTTGCTCGAGTAGACGTTGCTGCTGCAATGGAAGAATCCCATTCAAAACACGATCCTCCTACAATTAAAGCAATGAGTTTAGTTCCATAATTATCTAAGGACCACATCCCAGGTTCAATCACATAGTCCCCTGAAGCGGCTTCGCCCCAACCGACATAATCGTTAGCATCATAAACCGTTGCCCCAGTCAAATGGGCACTTCCTGTTGTGCCTGACACGGCAGTTCCTGAAGCTCCTCGGGTAATGCCTGTAAGATCATTGCCTGTAATTCCAGTATAACTAATTAATTCAGACCCGACTAAAACAATTCCCGTAGCTGGAAATCCTGTCGTATCAGTCAACGTGACTGAAGTTCCGGATCCTCCGGTTCCTGCCGTATCCGCTAATAACGCTCCATTTAAAGTCGTATCCACCTCACCCGCCACGGTTCCACTGTACTGTCCTATGCCCCAACCATAAGCGGCCAGCTGTTGCGCTGGACCTACGGTATAATAGGCTTGAACCCGAATGCCTCCTGAAGTCGTGGCACCGGCTCCGGTTTCTACGGACGGCATGGTAATGGTTAAAGTGGTAGTTGTGGGTACTGTCGTCACCATAAATTTTTTATCATCAAAATCAGCAGCTACATAATTGGAACCTGTGATGGTCGTAAAGCCATCTAGAAGAATAATATCTCCCACGTTAATTCCGTGAGGAGTGGGAAACGTAATCGTAACTGCAGCGGTAGCTGGGCCAGGACTCGTTCCTACGGTTGAAAAAGCATTGGTTAAAGTAGTTGTCGATTTAATAGGATGGATATCATAAAAGATTCCTCCTGAATAAACATAAAGAATTCTGTTGGTTCCGAGCGCAGCATACTTGATGCCTGTATTATCAACAAAATGATGAATCGCTCGTACGGGTCCGGTTAAATAACTTTCCCCGAGTTCAGCCCAACCTCCTATTTTTTCAGGAGTGGAATATCTGAAACGTACATTATCTCCAGCAATCCATTGTCCTTCAGCGGTTGTGGGAGTTACCTGTTTATTGAATCCAGGCATAAAGCCTATTTTTTGTAGCATAGAAAATTCCGTTTAGAATACAATTATACTAGATTAATGGGGATATCAACTGATTATGAGTAGGCGTAGAAGACCTTTGTGGTGGAAAGATCCCCCACACCAGTCTTATTTATATCTTATTTTTTAGTGAGAGGCAACTTAAAACCTTTGAACCATGATGGAAGTCCTAACATAGGGCGCTTATCATAAAGGTTTTCTTTAGCTGTTTTCTTGGTTCGATCATTATAATGAAGAAAGACTTGACCACAATTCTTACCTGGAAAGGCGTCACGCCAATGTTCCAGATCACAACCTGAATAAATCAACATATCTCCCGGTTTTAAATCAACTTTGATGCCTGCTTTTCCAGTTTTACCTGAAGGCTCTAGATAAATAGGCCAGGGATCTCCTCCTAGATTTAAAGTGGTAGACACTTCACAGGAATAACGATCCTTGTGTCGATGTAAAACATCTCCGGTTTTATAAATTCGTGCATAAGAATAGGTTTCTTGAAGTTTATGCCCGGTTTCTTTTTCCATCTTTTGTCTTAAACCCTGAAGTAGTGTTTCCATAACCATATCTCCATAATGGGAATAAGTATTAGGAACTTGAGTATCATTCCAAATGCCCCACTCGGTGGCAAAAGGAGATATCCATCGTTGATCAAAAAGAAATCGTGCCACCTTTCGTTTATTTAAAAAATAAGTGTAACAAAACTTAGCTAGTTCAGGCATAATCGCTTGTTTTAAAATTTTATACTTTGTTTTTTTGAACATGCTTCTTCTTCATGAGTTGTTTTTTTCTTTCATCAATTAAGGTTTCTACAAAATCAGCAGGATATTTTTTAGGATGTTGTCCGAGCATCGCTTTGATATAAGCATTGTGGGATGCGCCCATGGCGTTATGAAGCTTAGGCATATATATCATTTTATTTTTTCTTTGCATTTCGATCTAACCATGTGGGTTGATAAGGTTTTCCTAGTACCCCGTTCGGGACCGCTTGAAGATTAAAATGAATAAAACGAAAAGGTTTATATCCATTATCTACACTATACATATGAGGTAAATAAGAATTAAAAAATATAAGTCTTCCCGGTTTAGCAATATAACTAACTTGGTGAGAAGCTGCGGTTATCTTAGAAGGATCTTTTTGAGGAAGTAAATTCATAACATGTCCTGGTCTAGGATCTTCAAAAATAGGTCTAGAAGTCACGTCACTTGCTTTAAGAAAAAAGAATCCAGAGATATGACCATTCCAATGAGTATGTAAACTATGGTGTCCTCCTCCATCTTTAGAAAATTCTTGCACCCACAACTCAGTAATAAAAATCGTATGATTAGTAAGATCAAACCCTTGTCCGTCTAAAAGATTCCATGCTGTAGCTCCAATATAATCTTGTAATACTTTAAATTGAGGATCACCAATTAAAGTTGTAGAGTGGTGAACCCAGGGATGTTCTCCCTTGTTCCCATAGTTTTTATTTCTTTGTTTAATTTGTTCTAAATTAGTGAGACGGGCTTGTTTGATATAAGAATCCGAAGCGGTATTAAAACCTTTCACCCATTCGGGCTTATCGGTAAAATAAATAGGAGAAGAAAAATAGTGTTCTGTATTAAGAGGTTCAGGTTTACCTCCTTCGGATTCTCTACAAAGTTGTTTTAATGATTTTTTAGTTTTATTTTTCATTTAAACGGCCATCCTAAATTCCATATGACTAAACTATATCGAGATCCTTTGGTGACGGGTTTAACTCGATGCCATACAAAAGAAGGAAACACGACCATCGATCCTTTGGGTCTAATGTCTGTACATATCTTAGTATTTCTTTTTTTGTCTGGATCCATATTTCTAAAATCAAATTCCAGTTCTCCTCCTTTATAATTTTTTTCATCGGATAAAGAAAGGGTGACAGATAACTTTCTTATTTTACCATGACTATTAGTATTAGGTTTATTATAAGCTCCTTCCCAGCTGTCACAATGCCAATCATAATACTGTCCTTTGTTATACTTGGTAAATTGACAAGGCTCCGAATAGTCCCATTCAAAATTCCAACCTGCATTCATATTCGCTTGACGAATATAGGGATGAAGTTCTTTATAAATCCAATTTTCTGAGATCCATACAATATTAGAATCTCTTTTCTTTTTTAAATCTTTAACTTGCTTTGGGTTTAATTTTTGAGAGCCATATCCCCCAGTCACAGCCATTTGTTCCCGAGTCTGTAATCCATATTTAATAATGTCATCACAAATATGAGCGGGGACAACATTTTTAAAATACCAGTAATAATTTAATAAATTCATCTTTCTCTTTCTTTATATCATCCCTAAGGATGTAGTCAATTATGTCGTCCAGGTTCCCGCGACTTTATTTTCGTATTGAGCTTTTTGTGGCCACATACCCGGAGCCGTTACACCAGAAAGGGCAGCTTCTTTAATAAGAACAATTCCTGATCCACCAGATTTACCTGTTCCACCTGGGTCAGAAAGTTGTACACCACCACCGGCGCCGCCAGTATTAGCTACACCATCTCCTGCGCCTGCTCCAGTATTCCCTGGTGATTGTGAACCGTTTCCACCCCCACCTGTTCCACCACATCCAGCAGCGCAATTAGGTTGTTCAGCTGAACCACCTCCGCCACCCGCAAAAATTCCTCCCACGGATGCTCCTGCATTAGGTCCGTTTGCAATATAAAAAGGTTGAGGGGCACACCCAAAAAAAGGTTGTAAATCTCGTCCAGCTCCACCAGGTCCACCTACACTACAAGGAGGGGATCCTGTTCCATCAGTTCCTACTGCACCAGCTCCACCGCCGCCACCAGTGGCTAATATATTAGTGTCTCCTCCAGCATAACCTTGACAGGCAGTTCCAGTTCCTCCACATCCTGAAGGATAACCACCACCTCCACCCGAACCTCCGGGTGCTCCGTTTGTTTGTGGTCCAGCTACTGGGGGCCCGGTTCCAGCGGCACCACCACCAATTGCTGTTAAAGTTACGGGTCCAAAAGTTATTGAAGAATTAGTTCCATTGTTTTGAGTAGTCGGTGCAGTTCCTGCGGGTCCTGGTTGTGTCGTGGCTGCTCCACCTCCTCCGATCGTTGCGGGATAAGGTGTACCTCCAGAAACTGAAGTTGAAGGGGTAACTAAAACACCACCAGCTCCACCACCACCTCCCATGTCACCAATACCACCCATGCCACCACCAGCGATGACTGCTGTTAAAACCTCTGTTGTAAGAGGTGCTGTTGTGAATGTTCCTGTAGCTGTTTTGGCAGTAATAACTTCTGCCTGACAAAAAGGAGTAGCAGCGTTACAAGCGCCTTGTACTCCTCCGTTTGGACCGTAGCCTGCCATTGATGTCTCCTATGCGGACACCCAAGTTAAACCTGATGCGTCCCAGTTAAATGAATTTTGTGGTTCTTCTGAATCTTGTGCCGTCCATTTTTGACCGGCTTCATCCCAAGAAATATGATAACGTTTTTCTGGATCTCCATACGTTGTAATGGTTGGATGGGTAACTGGTGCTTCCCAATCATCATTTCCATTCAATGACCATGAATCGTAAGGTTGTTGATGTAAAAATTTGTTTTTTGCCGGATCATAAATAAATCCTATGCCTGCATATCTTTTTCTGAAATTATTATTATAAGAAGTCTGTTTCCAGGTACCCCCTTTGAAAAAGTTTTGACACCATGTTTCTCCATCCACATGTTCATCATTTTCTCCTAAAGGGCCGGCTGCAGTTGAAACATCGTTTCCTACTACAATAACTCTTTTTACTACTAAGTGGGTATCACTTGTAAAACCCGTTGGGTCTGTTTTTGATTCTAATTCTGCGAAATGTGCCATAATGTATAACTTATATAAAAATTTTTAGCTTTTGTAAATATCTATGCCTGCCATTCTCCTAAAGTAGAATAGTAATATTGTTCCTGTTGAGACCACATTCCTGATGCAGTAGCTACCGTACAAAGCGCAGGTTCTTTAATAATGATAACTCCAGGGCCCCCTGTTCCTGCTGCGGTCGGACTCGGGTGAGCTTGTGCAGAAGCTCCTCCACCGCCCCCACCTAAATTTGCAGATCCGTTTTGACCTGAAATATTACCTGAACCTGGAACTGGAGTTCCGCCTCCTGCTCCACCACCGCCGGGACCTCCTGATCCTCCGGCATCACTAGGGTGTCCCATTCCACCGCCACCACCACCGTAAACTACTGGTGAACCTGTTATACAATTTGTTGCTCCTGCTCCACCCGGGCCTGCTGTTGTAGCACTTGGTGAACTTGAGGAACCATTGACTCCCACTGCTGAAGCACCTCCACCACCGGATCCTGTATTGCTAGCACTTGCTGGACCACATTTACTATCTCCTCCGTCATAACCTTGAACGGGACCGGGTCCTGCTCCTGAACAATTAGCCGGGGGAGTATTTCCTGAACCTCCACAAGAAGGTCCTAAGGCACTTCCACCTCCTGATCCTCCGGTACTACCACATCTAGATGGAGGACCGTTTGTTCCTCCTGCAGCACCGCCGCCTTCTGCTGTTATAGCAATAGGGGTTCCACAAAATGCAATTGAATTCGCTCCATCGGAACCTTTTCCATTAGTCGCATAGGGAGTATCGACTCCTCCAGCACCGCCGGCTCCGATTGTCATGGTATAAGCTGTAGCTTTACCTACTGTAATTTGTCCACGACAAGAGCAACCAAAGGAAGTGATATATCCTCCAGCTCCACCGCCTCCGCCTCCAACATCGGATACTCCTCCTCCACCACCACCAGCGACTACTAAATAGTCGACTGCCGTTGTTTGAGGTTGAGTTGTGAAAGGTCCTGTAGCTGTTTTACTAGTAGTAACTGCGCACTGAGAAACGGGAGTAGGTGAAACAGGGGGTCCGATAATTCCGCCATTAGCCATGGTTTAAATTACCTCCCTAATCGATTAGCGTTTCGTATGATATGAATAAGTCTAAATCTCCAGTAGCACTTGCGCCGCCTTTTAAAATATCGCCTTCCATTAAATAGATAGGCGTATCTAAAACAACTAACGAAGCATCAGCTGGAACTGAAATGGTTTTTGCTAAATAAACGGTTGCATTGGCACCAGTTGTAGTAATACCTGTTGTGCCTGATCCCATGCCATCAACAAATAAATCTAAATCTGCTGCACTGCTACCATCAACATTAGCACATACAATTCTATTAATTTTTAAAATGTATTCAGCAGTTACGGTTAATAAAGTTGTAGTTAAAGTGTTGGATAAATTCCAGCCAGCATTACCGCCGAGGATAGTTGCGACTGATACTATATTTGGGTTTGCCATATTTTAATTCCTTTTATTGTTATTATCCGAAAATCATTGCCATTGCAATAGCTTTCCCTGTCGTAATTCCTGCCGTTCCAAAACTAACGTTTCCTGCTCCATCGGTGATTAATGCTTGATCAGCACTACCATCGGCTGATGGAAAGGTATATTGCGCCTGAGTGGCTAAAGTTGCTGATGATCCTCGGGTACTTAACATGCCTGAAGTTAAAATATCGGTTCCATTATGATAACAGAATATATTTGATTGCGGAGGAATAATGACTCCCGTAGCACTGGTTACTTTAAACGTTAAAGTAAAATTAGAGCCACTTCTATTAGTTTTATCTAAAACTAAAAAGGCTTTTTCAATATTGACGGGACCGGTTCCAGCCGTTGCTGGAATATTTAAAGTTCTATTGGCTGCTAAAGTGCCTGTAAGTTCAAGAATAAAATTTCTTCCATTAGCTGCGGCACCATCCGTCATGGCTAATGTAACATCGGCTGCTGCTACATCAATAGATATATAGCCCCATGTTTCTGCGATTAAATCTAAATTCGTATTTGTTTTAGTACCCCATGTACCGGCGTTTTCGCCAGTGGCCATTAATTGGATACCTAAATTATTATATGTTGATGGCATAATTTCCTTAAGCTACTTCTTTTCCAGTTACATCTGTATAACCCGTATTCGATCCAGTTGCAACATCAGAATATGAACTATTTGATCCAGTGGAAATATTAGAATACGAAGTATTTGAGCCCGTGTCAATATCGGCATAATGAATAACATAGGCTATTCCTACACTCGCTGTGGCTGAAACTCCTGTCAACGTTACATCCGTTGCAGTGGCTACAGTAAGAGATCCGACGGAAGAAGTGGCTGAGACCCCTGTTAGAGGAACTCCGATGCCTGTTACGACCGTTCCTAAAGAAGAGGTAGCTGAAACTCCTGTAGGCTGAACCAGAGGGTTGGATGAAATAGTAACTGAGCCTACTGAAGAAGTTGCCGATAGACCGGTTAAAGTAGTTGTATTATCAGATCGTGCCGTAGGAGCGCCTACAGAACTTGTCGCTGACAGTCCCGTTAAAGGAACACCAATTCCTGTTATGACCGTTCCTAAAGAAGAGGTAGCTGATAGACCGGTTAAAGTAGTAGTGTTATCCGATCGTGCCGTAGGAGCGCCTACAGAACTTGTCGCTGAAAGACCGGTAAGCCCCATGACATCTGCGGGTGTAAGAGCTCCGACGCTTGCAGTTGCTGATACACCACTCGGTCGAACGACTGCTTCGTCAACTGATCCCCAGCCATTGTACCCCCATTCAAGAGTACCCCAACCAGGTTGAACATAAGCGTCAAGGGTTCCTACAGAAGCGGTTGCTGAAAGACCTGTAAGTGAAACAGTAATAGCGGATTCACCCCAGTTTTCAAATCCCCAGGTATCACTTCCCCATCCAGTTTGGTTATAAGCGATTACGCTTCCAACGGATGAAGTTGCTGATACGCCAGTTAATGAAACGGTAACAGTTTCGGATTGCCAAGTATTGGCGCCCCAAACATTATTGCCCCATGTTGCAGCCATAAGGAAGAGCTCCTTACGCTATTTCGATAATAGCTGTGCCTGCGGCAGCGCTAGGAAATTCGATAGTAAAAGTGCCTGAAGTTACAGTTTTATCCCCACCAAAATTGATAGCGCAAATAGAACGATTAGTTGTGAATCCGGTAATAGCCGTCGTATTATAAATTAAACATCCTCGTGCTGTAAAAGTAGCAGACGTCCAATTCGTATCTGAGAAATCACAGACGGCGCTATCGGTCGATAAAGTTGGATCAATGTTTGTTAAAGTATTTCCTCCACCCGTGTAGCCTGAAGATGTAGTTGTCACTTCATAAGTACTTGTAGGGTCTGCACTTGCATCTGCCGGTGCAGCATACGCAGTTGTTGATTTACTTAATGTTGCTGAATTACTTGAGTATAAAGCGAGTTTAATAGCATTCCCTGCGGGAGTACTACCTGAAGCATTTAAACAATGCCCGCCCTGTAAAATTTCTTCTTTGAAGCTGTTACAAATTTCCGATGCTATGGCCATAATTTAATCCTATTGAGGCGGAGATTCGATCGGTATCCTGATGGTACCATCTGTATAATCGTCTCTTCGTCTTCTTCCAATTTGCTCTGCAGCAAATTTCTCTACTTCTTGTTTATATCTATTCTCGTAAAGTGTCAACATATCCATTGGGCCTTTTAAATAGCTAAACGCTTCGACCAGGCAGCCATAAAGTAAGCCGTTAGGAAAATTTTTACTTATATAGGTTCCACTAGTATTGGTTACCAAACTAGTGGGCATTAGGTTAAAATGAGTCTGAAAGGTATAAGTATTGTCAGGCACAGGAGCAAACATATAGCGTCCTGACGTCGTATCACTCACAGCCGTGGCTCCTCCAAATTGAGCATAATATTTAGGCATTCCTCGTGGAGGACTCGTAGCCGTAGAAGCTTCTACATACTCATTTAAAAAAGTTTGATCTCGTTTAATTAACCAATTATTGGGACCCGTAATAGTTCCATCGGTTGCGGTATAAACTTGAATACCCCGAGTAAACAAACATCCTGCCGGACAGTTAATGGTTTGTTGACCTGTGACTAAACTTCCTGTTTGTTGTTTTCGATACGCATCGATAGGAACATCACGCAGCATTCTATATTCTGCATTTTCAATAAATCTGCCTAGAATAGCACCAGTAAAAACACCTGATCCTACTTCAGTATAACTTCTAATGTCAGCTTCTAATGCTGAATTTGTATATCCTGCCATTATGGTCTAGAGTTAACCGGGCCTGCAAAAGCCGGAAACCCTCCTCCTTCATTTGTTGTAGTTGCTGCTGTCACTAATGTAAAGGTGTAAGAATTATCATCTACTTTAGTAATCGCATAAGAACCTCTTACTTTATCACCACTCGAATGGGCAGATGCTGTCGTTGTTATAGGGGATAGATTATAAGTAGGTGCAGAGGTTCCTCGTGTTAAAGTTGAAAGAACTCCTGTGCCTGTATTATTAGCTCCATAGTAAATAGTTTCATTGGCATCGGCTCCTGGTTGAACAACAATATAACCTGTAGAAGGAAAAGCTGTCGAATCAGTTAAAGTTAAAGAGGTTGCCGAATCCGTTAGATCCGCTGCTAAAGTTGTTTCCAACATGAAAATAATAGGAGCAACACCTCCAGCGGCTCCTGTTAAATTTCTAAATCGAACTGCATCATTGGTAGATCGTCCATGGTTCGGTTGAGTCACGGTCACTGTAGTTGATGCAGCTGTCGTTGAAAAAGGATTATTAGGTAAAATGGTTGGTGTATAAAATTCTGTTCGAGCTGTACGCGCAAACTGCAGGGCCTGTGGATCAGCGCCCACGGGCCTTGGCTGAATTTGAGGTTGTTTAATTTCAAATTCAGAAGTATGAACCCATGCTCCATTCCATTCTCTAACC